TCCACGCCCCTACCTTTACTTCAGGGTCACTAGGTAAAGGCTTATCTCCGCCTCCTGCGCTCTTTTCTTGACCGGTCATGAGTCTATCTAAAGTCTCAACCTCGGATTGAGAGAACCCAGTTCCCTCAAGGTCCGGGAGCGCTGTGAGTAGATTCTTCAAGAGCGGTTCATTGTACGAAGCGAGGTCAGTCAATCGATTATCAGCGAGGACAATCTTTCGAGCGGTCTCTTCATCAACTTCGATATAAGTCACTTTGATTTTTCGCCAGCCTAATTTCTTAGCCGCTTTGAATGTGTGATTACCAGCGAGAATGAAATTCGTACCGTACTGAACAACAATTGGTCTGTACTGCCCATGAGTTTTCAATGACTGTGCGATTGCTTCAATATCTCCGCGCCGCGGATTAGTTGGATAGCCTTCGAGTAAACCTATCGGAACGCTCGCTACTGCTCCAACTTTGATATTGGATTTCATTTTACAAACAACCAAGCCTCAAAGTTATAGAATTTCCAAAACATCTCACCATAATTGAACCCGGATTTTTCTACAAGGGTTAGATTCTCTTGCGAGGTTTGAACTGTCATCAACTTCCGCAAGTCTCGTTCTTTATCCATGATTTCCTCGGTCGAGAAAGTTTCTCGCTTGAAGTCGTAATAGGCGTTTGTAAATACTCTCTCAAATAGACCATCGGGTTGAAAAATCTTTTCCGCCATGATGAACGCTCCGCCTTTTTCTAGGCTGTTGTAAATCAACTGAAGAACACGCAATCTATCGGCAACCGGAATGAACTGAAGGGTGAAGATTGATAAAATCAATGAGGCGGGTGGCAATTCATTCATATATCGAATATCGGCTTGAAGGAACTCGATATTGCTCAAAGTGTCATTTGGAGGCAAAAGATTGTAAGAAGTATCAATGCCAATTTTCTTACCCGGGAATGGTATTCTTTTTAGCAACTTGCCTGTTGAGCAACCTATGTCAATTAGGTGCGTATCAGGCTTTAGAAAAAAAGTCGATAAGTCACAAATTGAGTTACTCAAAAGATGATAGTTCGGAATTGACTTGGCTATATGCTCGTCAAAATCCTCAATCGTGTCAAAAGAGAATGGTTTAGTAGAACTCATGGAGTCGCTTTCCAATCGCTTCGACAACAGGGATTGTGATGGTTCGACCACACCTTTCGTATCTTTCATTATCCGCAACCTTTTTTCCATCATCGTAGAATTCAGTCCAGTTATCAGGTAAACCTTGTAGGCGCTCGCACTCTAACGGGGTCAATTTTCGAATTGTCGTAACGCCACTCTCTTCAAAAGCAATTCCGTGTCTATCTTGTGCTGTAACTGTGTATATAGGCTCCTCATGTTCTTTGATGAGGCGTCCGTTTGGACTTTTATTTTCTCTTGTAATATCCAAGACTGCTCGGACTTTCAAGAAAGGAACATTGTGTCCTCCTGTTCCCATATTCGCGGTTAGAGTAGGGACTCCGTAGGATTTATAGCGCCGGAAATATCCTCTTCGCCATTGACTGACCTCGAAAGGTTCTCCTTCATTTTCAAGGCTTTCCGCTGTCGGGAGAGCATCTTGGCTGTTTGCTCTTCCGATAGGAAATACTTTTGGTCGGGGTTTTCCTCTAAGATTTGCGATAAGGAAAATGCGTTCTCTGTGTTGTGGGACTCCAAAATTTTGGCTGTCAAGCAACTCCCATTGACAGTCATACCCCATGCCATCCAAGACTTCGAGGATGATTTCGAATGTCCTTCCGCCATCGTGGTTGAGGAGTCCTTTGACATTCTCAAAGAGGATATACGGTATGGATTTATCCCGAGCGAGTCTAAACATCTCAAAAGCGAGAGTCCCTCGGGTGTCCTCCAAACTAAATCCGGTTCGCTTACCTGCGACTGAAAAAGTAGCGCAAGGGAATCCTCCAACGAGGAGGTCGGCGTCAGGAATGTCTCCAGCGGAAACATCTCGAATGTCTCTTCCGTCGGGTTGTTCTCCGAAATTTTTTCCATAAATTTTCCTCGGTTTCTCTAACCATTCGTTAGCCCAAACACAGGTGTGTCCAGTTCGTTCTAGCCCCAAACGAAATGCGCCTATGCCAGCAAACAACTCAATAAACTTCATGAACGAGGCTTTGGTGGACGCCCTCTTCTACGAACTAAGTTTCCTTGAGAGTCATACTCCGGCTCTCGAGGAATATCGTTGCGAATGATTTTGTAAATCAACTGCTCGCTAACTCCCATAGATTCCGCAATCTCGCGATATGTGATGCGCTGTTTACGAAGTCGGAGAATCAATTGCTTGCGCCGTTTACCTAAATCATGGATTTGAGATTGATGAGTGCGGATAGATTCCGTTAGTAACTTGACCTCATCCAATCCTTGCGCGTCTAACTCTTTTGCCTCTAATGTCATACTCATACTGCTTCTCCTCCTTCGAATAGGCGTTCTACCGCTTCATCAAACTTGAACTTCTTCTCGACTGCGTTTGCCGTGGCGACAAACTCCAAGTGAACTTTGCTACGCGCTTTTTCATAAGCAATTGCTATTGCTATGTAGAACGGAGCAAAAAATAGACCTACGGTTAGTAATCCTACCGCGGTCCAAATAATTTCCCAATTCATAACATTCTCTCCTTCTTGACTCCTCGAATATAAATAACTAATGCGTTCTTGTCTTTCTTTGGGGGCAGGAATACAAGCGACTTGACGAACTGCGGTGAATCATCGGGAAGAACTCCCGCATCAACCAATCCATCAATAGCCGCTTTGACTGCCGGGTTACACGCTCCTACATCTTGAAGCCTCCCGCCCTTTTGATGAGGTTCAACTGTGACTGTAATCCAAAGCATCTGTGGAATCTTTTCAAACTTTGCCAACCAAGCAAAAGCCTCGCGCCACTCTTTTGTGAGTTTCGCTCTCTCCCATCGATTCCCTGCTCGCTCTGCGTTAGTTGTCCATGGTCGCTGATTGAACTCAAGCGTGTAAATAGTCTGCTCGGTCTCATCCAACTGGCATAAACATTCCATGAACTAATCATGAGGTACCTTTCTACTCAAGTCTAATTGCGTCTTTTGTCCGTTATTGTCAATAACCCACCAGTCGCCATTCAAATCCTTGAAAGGAACTTCTTCAGCGGACTGGACTCGCTGAATTAGAAAACCAAAGGTTCGCGCTTGCTCTCGATTACTTTCAACCCATCCATGACATCCGGTTGTCCCGGAGCCACAAAGGGCGATGAGGTTGGCGGCTTTGTGTAACTCTTCGTCCTTGGACCCTCCCATCATTCGCGGTCTGCGATGATGAATTGATACGCCTAGTCTGAGGAAATCTTTCCGACATCTTTCGCATTTGTATTGTCCACGGGCAAGGACCGTGAAGCGGGTTCGGTCATCAACTCTGAGAGGTTTAGGCTTTGCCATTGGAGTCTTTCATCCGCGATGGCGTCCAAGCAAGCAGGGCATATCGCTGAGTTCGTTTGAATCGCCATTTGTAATACCAATCGACAAACCGAAATATCTTCATAGGTCAGATGCCACCTGTCCTGAATCTTTTTCCACTTCAGCATTTTGACCCTTCTTCAAACTGTCGCGAATTTGTTTCATATAAATCGCAACAACTTCAGGTGGTGCTTTTTGTTTTTCTGCCTCTCGAATCTGTGACGAAATAATTTCGCCCCGTTCGCGTTCTCTCTCTGATGCTTTTCGGTATCTCCATTCGCGATTCAAGTGTGATGGATTGACCGCTGAATCTGAATTAGCATAATGCGCCGAGATAATCTTTTTGCCTTCGGCTAAAGGCATATCATCATCAAGAGACTCAGCCCACGCTCTTACTTTCAACTCATCGACTTGAATCCGGAGGTCATAGATACCAGCGAAGCCAACGAGTAATGCGACCTCACTCAGATTCATCTCTAAACTTCTCCGCTATCTCTATCGCTTTGCGAGCGCCTTGCTCATGCTTAGTTCGAACTCCGACTCCTCGGAGAACTAAATCCATTTGTCTCATTGATGGAACTGTGCCAATATAATCTAACGCCCGTTCAATTTGTTCCTTCTTGTATCCGCGTTTCTCTGCGGCTTCACAAACTTTCAAAAGAGAAAACCCAGCGTTTGCTCCTAAAGGTTTGACTGCCTGTTTTTCCCACCATCTCTTTGC